GTCCTTTGTCCTTAGAGAAGATAGACTCTATCAAACATTGTCAACGATATAGTGTGTAACCCTTTGAATATAGGTAGATATCAAAATATAGGGGGTTTACAGAATTATCATCCTTTCCGTCGCGCGCACAGTCTACAGAGTTGTCGCCTCGTGTACGCACGCGGAGACGGACCCCCCTCTGGACCGTTCTCTCGCTAAACCCCCTATATGATGATATCCCCCTATATTCAAAGGCTTACGTACTATATTTGTTACAATGTTTGATAGAATCGTGTTAGTTTGTAGCAGAATCGCCATCAGAGGAGACCGACTGTGGCCCGATCTAAGATGACTCACCGCCCTAAACTTGACATTGTCGTCAACCCAAAGAACGAAAAAGGCTTGACCGAGAAGCAGGAGAAGTTCTGCCGCATCTACGCCACCGAGGACGTGACCCGCACAGATGCCGCCCGCATGGCTGGATACACTGAGAGCACCGCTCTGGTGGCGGGCAGTAAGTTTTTGAATGGTCGGGACTACCCCCAGATCATTATCCGCATAGCCGAGCTGAAAGAGGAGCTCGGCAAAAAGTACGAAGTCACATTTGACAATCACGTCCGACAGCTGGCCCGCATCCGCGATGCCGCGATGGAAGGCAAAAACTATGCCTCGGCTGTCTCAGCAGAGAAGGCCCGAGGGCAGGCGGCAGGGCTCTACATTAGCCGCTCGGAGATTCTGATAGGCAAGATCGATCAGATGTCAAAAGAGGAAGTGCTCGCCGAGATCATGCGCCTTCAGGCAGAGTTTCCTGCCCTTGCACAGGGGACAGGCCCAACCCTTGATATGGTCCGCGTCATGCGATCCGAGACAGGCGAGGACGTGCCCTCGTATGAATCGCCAGACACCCTCGCGGAGCTTGATGAGTGAAGACCGAGAAGGCGATCTGGACCCACATAAAAAGGGAAACCGACAAGGACGTCCACTGGACCCGCATCGAAGCTTGGGCGGGTTCGGGTATCCCCGACCTGAACGGGGCCTATAGCTGGCCTTCTAATGCCCAGCAAACACCCGTTGAGATATGGTGCGAATTAAAGGTCTGTTCTACCATAAAATTTAATGCCGCCGGACTGTGGAGACCCGCGCAGATTGCATGGCAGATCAAGCGGTCCCGCGTTTCACGCAATGTCTATAACCTGATCAGCCACCCTCGGGCAGAGGTCGTCAGGATTTATGGCGCAGGACAGGTGGCAAATCTGCACGATCCCTCGTCAGAATCGCCAGAACCTTTGATAATATTGCCCATTGGCGCGGGAATGTGGACAGCTTTCCTCGAACTCGCGGCCTCGCGCTCGAAAGAATCGCCAGAATAACACGCTCGAAAGAATCGCCAGTGTAACACGCTCGAAAGAATCGCCAGTGTAAGGACAGCGGACAAAGGAAAGGGGGCTTTCGCCCCCTGCCCCCTTAGTGTGCCATGATGACAATGGACTTGCGGACCTTCGCCGAATGTCCGCCGCATGCTTTGCAATCGGTGCAAGAAACCTTTGCGCCAGCCTCTTTCGATGCCGGACAAATTGCCTCGTTAGACAAGCGGATCTCATCTTTCGCCCGAACGCGGAATGTCCGCCAGCCCGCGCCCCATGCTTGCAAGGCCTCGGCTTCATTGTCCGCGCTTGCCATTGCTAAGGCCTTGAACGCGGCGAACTCTGGCTTATGCCATTGATGGACATAACCGTTTACCATTGCCGCCCTCTTAGTCGCCCGCGCCCACATTGCGAAAGGTGCGGCGGTCGGATCCCCGTAAGAACCCATGCGAAAATCACGGTCCGCGAACAAATCGGGCAGGATCCGCGGATCATAATCCACAATCGGTCTAGCATATCGCCCGCGCCCGAAAGCTTTCCAGACCGAAAGAACCGATTGAAACACCTTGACATAGCACGGCTTGATACCCGCCGCTTTCGCGACACTAGGACGCCGCTTGCAATCGCCGCATACGCTAGCGTCATCGCCCGACCGTAAAGCTTCAACCGGATTAACGTCGGACCGAACAATGAATGTTTGAACCATTGCGCCCGTCTTGTCGTTATTGCTCTTAGTCGTGATGCGATTCGCTATAACGGCGATGGGCTTGCCGTCCAATCGACTCGGACCCTCGTAAAGAATCACGCCCGCGAACTGTCCGCGCTTTAAAGCTTCGACCATTGCGTCCACTGTCTTAATCATTGTTAGAATCCTTTCTATGGTTAGAAGCTATAAAATTTTGTCCGGCTGCAATCATTGCTTCTTCAACTTCTTCGCTATCAATAATCCATTGCGTATCGTGTGGCCTAAAGATTGCCACAATATACCCCGCCGCTTCGAGTTTATTAATGGTTTCAACCACCTCGTTAATGTCCATAGTCTATCCCTTTCTACGGTTTAAAAGTCTTATTAGGTTTAACCTAGTCCTGTGACATTGTCAACAATAAATCGCCAAAATAAATCGCCGCGATTTATTGCGCCCGCCGGAATCGCCCGCCGCCCGCGCTCGAAAGAATCGCCAGTGTTTAAGATAGAACCCGAGAGAATCGCCCGCCGCACCTCGAAAGAATCGCCAGTGTTATATTAATCCGCCGCGCCGACATAAAAAAAGGGGCCCGCCGAAGCGGACCCCTTCCGTGGCATGGCGACAAGTCAGAGCATGGCTTTTAATTCAGCCTTGATCCGCTTGGCGGTTTCGCCCCGCCACGTTGCCGCGTTCGCGAGAAAGTAACGAACGATGCTTTGTCCGGAGTCATAGTAAAAAGGATCTTCGATAGAACTTAGCGTTGCCATGGCCTCGAGATATGGAACCGCGCCAAAATATGGTTTCTTCCAATCGATAGAAATCTCGCGGGCGATAGTGTGCAATGGACGTGTCATGTGCTTTCTCCTAATGACATGGGGTAGGCCCGCCGGAGCGGGCCCGATAGGGTTAGTCGTTCGTGATGACAGGTAGGGCCGCTTGCATGGCGTAGATCCACTGGTCTACATCGGCGATAGCCTGATCATACTGGCCCCGCTTGTAGACCTTGCCTGTAATCTTTCCGGCCCGCTCTAACGAGGTCTTCGGGGTAGCCGTGCGGGTTAACCGCATTCCATGCTTGATAGCCTTCAGAGCATGCTTAACCGCGAAAGCATGCAGTAACCGTGTTGCGTCGGGCCCGACATAAGCGGTAACCCCTTCGCCGCGTATTGCAATGTATGAGTCCATAATCTTTCTCCTAACCCGAACCGTTCGGGCATGTCTGTTTTAGCATGATACAATTGACAGTGTCAATAAATTATTTCGCGCCTCGACCGGATTATTGCGCCCGACTGAATCGCCCGCGCCCGCTCGAAAGAATCGCCAGTGTATAAAAGCAGGTCGGCTGCGCGCCCATAAAAAAGGGCCCGCCGAAGCGGGCCCGAAACGCCTGGTCTTTTAGAGACGCATTGCGTCTAGCAGGGCGCGGGTTTCTTTATCGAGGACAGGCTCGGGTTGATAGAACCGAAAGCCCACCAGCCATGATGGGCCGAACGTGTTCCGAACCTGTTGCAGCAGTGGGCCATGGTTTCCGCCAGCCCGCCAGCTGTCCAGCAAGCGGACCTTCCATTGCGAGCCATGCTCGGCGGCATAGTCTTGCAGGGCTTGAACCTGCTCTGCGGTAAGTTCTTTCTTCATAGTCTTTCTCCGGTGTTGGTGGGCCCGCCGAAGCGGGCCCGATGGGGTTAAGCGAGGATCGAGTCGCGAAGCGGGTGTGTGGTGTTCGCGAAGGGCCGATAGTCTACCCCGAACATAACCTCGAAGTAGGCATGAGGGCCGAACGTCGACCAGCGCAGATTTTTCGCCGAACCCTTCCAATCCCAGATATGCATGACATACCCTGTGAAGCTAATCGGCCCGCCGACCTCGAACAGCCATTCGCGAGTGACCTTACCGTCAGGATCGTCAGACATGATCGATGGGATATTCAGGATCGACTCGATATGGCGGGCATCCACCCCGACCAGTTCTCCGGTCTTCCAAGTCTGGATACCGTGACCAACGTCGTCCAATGTGATGACCCGCATTGGGATCAAGAACCGTGATGTTTCTTTTGTCATGTGACTTTCTTTCTTTCTCTACACTCAAGAACCGTTCTTGAATGTCCGAATAGTTTATACGATACAATTGACATTGTCAACCCATACTTTAGTCTATAAGTATTTCTACTTAGTTTCGGGTCCCTTGACCGTTTTTGACCTGTCAGTTTCCCGACGCTTAAATCGCCGACCCCCCTTTCAGGCCTGCCCTTCGCATGGATAACCTAAAAATCCGATTTTCTCCGTAACGGCAGCAACTTCAAAACATTTGGTCGACCCCCTAATTGTCAACTAATAGTAATGGGTCCCCTACCCCCACCCCATAATAAAAATTTCAAAAACTATTACCCCGGTATCACTTGATGCTACTTTGGTATGCTAACTGATACCCAGATTGAAGTTATGCGCGTTATGGTATAATCCTAACGGACCGAGGTCAGAGGTTTTTTGCTGTTTCCCCTCTGTTTAGGTGGCCCACAGGAGAACAGCGTCAGGTCCACCACTCGGCACTTGTTTTCTGTAACTCATTGTAGTATATTGCATTTACACCGTGTTTTTCTCCGTGGTGTTTCCTCCCTAGACTTGGGACGGTAGCTGTGGACAAAGCCCGGTTACCGTCTCCTTTTCATCTATGGAGCCTTATCCTTTGACCTCTGACCTTAAGCAC